CGTGCCGAAGATGTTCGTCGCCAGCACCGTGTACCCCGTCACGCCGACGTTCGTCAGGGTCACGGTGTTGGAGGAGTTGATGCTCCAGGCGGCGGTGCCGAAGGTGCCGATGCGGAAGTTGTCCAGAGGCTGCGGCGCACCTTCACTGAACCTCGTCGGCAGCAGCGTCGTGTCAGACCTTGCGACCATGGACTCGACCGTTCGGATCGTGTCCCTGATGCGTTCGGCTGAGTTTCCGGTGAGAAGGAAGCGACCATCCATGATCAGTACAACCGGAGGTTGAGGTCTGCGACAAGATCGCCAGATTCTTGAACTTGGTAGCGAACGACAAGAGGGTTGAGGCCGCCGATCAAGTCTCGCGGCGTGCCGTCAAGGTTCAAGGCGATCGGGGCTGCCACTGGACGCTGCACCCACCCGCCGCGGTCGTCGTATGACGGGATCGCCATCATGGCTCTGACCTTCTTGTTTTCGGTCCCATCAGCAAGCGTGAGCGGAAACTGGACTTTCTGACCATTGTGCGTAAGGGCGAGCCCGAACGGATCGACGTCGGCCCTGGCTACTGCACCGGCAAGATTCTTGACGCTTGTGCCCTCAACGACTTGTAGGTGATCCCAGCCAAGAACGATTCTCTGAGGGTCGCCCTCTCCTCCCTCCGGGTCGCTCACGAAGACGATGTTCGCTTTGTAGACAAGCTCGTAAGAGGCTATCCATCCGCGAAACGTGTTTCCCTGAAACGTCTCGACGTGAGGGCGACTACTGATTCCGCGAAGCATGAGAGTGTGCAAGGCAAAGTTATGCGACCCCACCTTGATCGTCTTGCTGTTGATCTTCCCGACCTGATCCATGTTGTTCAGGGGATCGGCGCTCTCATACTGATCAACGCGGATGGACGTGACAGGAACCATCTTCCTGACGCCTTCGTACCTGTCGCCAACAGGGTTCACAGGGACAACCCACTTCCCCGTCCCAAACTCGTTCCAAGTAGGTGCCGGAATCTCCATCAGAGAGGTGTCGGTGTACCAGTTCGCCGGCCGAATCTCCGGCTGAATCGTCTTTGGCTCCGGCCTTCCGCTAGAGGCCGGCGACGATGCGAAGCTCTTGTAGTTGAACGTGACGAGCGTAACCATTCGACTGTCGCCGTCGAACTTTGAGTCGAACGAGAAGCAGATGAGGTTGTTGTTGTACGGGTGGATCGTGCCAATGTAGACGCCCGTGTACACCTGCGGATTGAACACCTCGGCGGGGCTGACGAGCGCAATCTTGAAGACCCTCTGCGCCGTGTCGTTGACGCCGTTCTCCTCAGACGTCCGCGAGAACGCCTGCCCTTGCGTCAGTTCTGTTGCGTACCTCGGCATTGGTCAGCCCTCGGTGATGTCGACGCGGAGTGTCGCGGCCGTGTGGCCGGTGGCTTGGAAGCTCACGCCACTCGGGAGCCGCATGAGCGCCGGTTCGCCCGGCCGAGGCGCCGCAAACCCGACGACGCTTGCCCCACTCACGGCAGACACTAGCACGGTAGCGTTTGTGTCCCCGGAGATGTTCCAGAACTGCGCCACGCCGACCGACGACAGGTTCGCCGTAGAGAGCGACACGGCAGTCGACGAGAGCGTGTAGACGGTCGTCTTGAGCCCTGCTTGGCTCATGGTCGCCGTGACGTTCGACGCATAGAGCGACGAATAAAGGCTCCCCTTGCTCACTACGATCGTCGTCCCGAGGGTCAGGTCAGCCATCATTCTCTCCTACCGAAACTCAACCGCGATCCCGGTCGCGGCGAGGATTCGGTCTGCGATTGTTTGAAGAAGTTCACTCTGGTGCTTCATCTCGGCGAAGTTCACATCTCGATTCGGGTCGTCTCCGCGAAGGAGTCGATTGAGTTCCCGCTGCCCCTCCATCGTCGACACGTCGGAGGCGTTCAAGGCGGCACGACTGGGGCCGCCGAGAATGGCGTTCTCTCGCTCTTGCGCAAATCCCTTCAGGATCGTTTGCGTGTCGGCGACGACGTTTCCGAAAGCCCTCGCAACGAAGGCGTTTCGCTCTGCGTTGTTTCCGATGTTCGCCGCGGCCGCGCGGATGTCTTCGGCTTGAGCGCCTTGGTCGCGAATCCTGCCGAGGTCAACGCCTCTCGCGGCTGCGTTGTTCTCCTCTGTGATCGCTTCTTGCAGCTTGTCGGCGAACTCCTTTGCCTTGCGAGCGGCCCCATTCAGCCGTTCACCAAGCACCTTGGCCGCTTCCGCGTCCTCGGCAATCGCAGCGAGAACGCCCTTGTCGGTCGTCTCTGAGGCCGCCAGGGACAGTGCCTCCAAGCTCGCGGCTACTCGATCGATCTCGGTGCGGAGAGCAGTTACTCCCTGCGTCTCCATAGCCGCGGAGTCGAGGGACTTGCTCGCGTTCTCAAGCACGTCCGATGTGTCAACGAGGGACTTGTTGACGCTGTCAATGATTGCGGTGTTCGCATCCTTGAGCCCAAACTCAAGGCGAGCAAGCTGCTCCAGGAGTCCGGCGACGATAGGAGAAGCGACGGTGCCAGGCGCTCGGGCGTTCTCGTTTGTCCTGAACTCTTGATCAAGATAGGCACGAAGCTGTGCGGCGGCCTCGGCCTTGCTGCCAGCCATAGGGACAGCATTCATCTGTGCGTTGACGCCCTGCTCAAACTGGCGAGCCTCCGCGGGCCTCATGTCAGACATTCGGATGCGGCCGAACGTCTGTATGGCTTGCTGAATGGAAGCCTGCACGGCGGCCCCTGGGCCTCCGGCGACGCCTCGGTCGACGAAGTCGTTGAACGCCGCGTTTCTCGCCAAAGACTCCCGCTTGGCATCCTCCACCTGTCGCTTGGCGAGCGCGATGCGAAGTTGCGCTGCCTGCTGCTGGACAGGCGTTACGGAGATCATCGCCCTTTTCTCTTCCATCGCGACGCTGGCTCTGGCGCTCGCTACGCCGACGTCATTCGCGAAGATGTCCTCCTCCATCGACTGCTTGCGCTTGCTGGTCAGGTCCGATAATTGCTTCGCACGTTCGGCTGCTTTCACTCCCTGAGGAGACATCGCGGCCGTAAGGCTCTTCGCGAGATCGCGGTAGGCTGTGGCAAGCTCTTCGGCGATCGACTTCTGCCTTTCGAGGGCCTTGTTTAGCGCTTCCGTCCTGTCTGCGGACGTTCTGCCGGCGTCGGCCCACTTCATCAACGCTACGACTGCCTGAGACCCGATGGTGAAGGCGAGCCCGGTGAACAGCCCGGCCGTGCCACCGAGAATGAAGGCCATCTGGGAGATGTTGTTGCTGACGGCGCGGATTTTCTGATCCATTCCGCCCGTCGCCGAGAAGAAGTCGTCGATGGCAAAGCCGGCCTGCTGGAGAGCGAGACTGAGCTTGTCGGCTCCTCCTCTGGCTATATCTCCGGCCCGGTTCACGTCGCTGTTCAGCCCCCGTCGATTCACGCCGCCAACCTGGGCGGCACTGTTTACCGCCTCGGTCCTGAGTCTGGCGATGTTCCTCCGAGTGGCCTCGGAGTCGATCGTTCCGTTCTCAAAGGCTTCGGAGATTGCGTTCTTCAGTCTGACGAAAGCCTCAACCGCGGGGCCTCGGGCCTCGGCCGAGGCTCTTCCAATGGCCCGCTGAATGATCTGAAGTTCCGCGGTGGACGCGGCGAGTGCGTTGCGATCAAGCCCGAGAGCCACGCCTCTAGCGCCTCGCCCACCAAGCGACCCAGCGAACTCGTCCGACGCGGATCGTCGAGATGTCACGGCCTGCGCTGAGAATCGAGCAGCCGCCTCCCGTTGCCGGTTTATGTCCTCTTGGCGAGCGCGCTGGGCGGCGTCTCTTGCCCTGGCCGCCGACTCATCAAGCGTCTGCTGCCTTCTTTCGGCGGCTTCACGCACGACCCTCTGGAGATACCCGTCTGGCAGATTGGTCCTCGCACCCGATCCAGCGATGGACACCGGACTCATGCCGGTTGTTATGGGCCCGGCCGGGCCGACGAGACCGCGGCGGTATGGAGTCTGAAACGACACCGGCGACGATGCGCCGATGTTTGCCCTCACCAATGCCTCTCGCGCGCCGGGCGCCCAAGTCGAGGATGCTCCGACGTTGGCAGCAAGTCGCCGCTCCGTGGCAAGGTTGGTGCGAAGCCCGATGTTCTGTCCTGCAATCTCCTCCCGACGAAGCATCGCTCTCCTGTCGGCAAGCGACGAGGATGCACCGACGTTGGCCGCAAGTCGCCGCTCTGTGGCAAGGTTGGTGCGAAGCCCGATGTTCTGTCCTGCAATCTCCTCCCGACGAAGCATCGCTCTCCTGTCGGCAAGCGACGAGGATGCACCGACGTTGGCCGCAAGTCGCCGCTCTGTGGCAAGGTTGGTGCGAAGCCCCTCGTTGTCCTTTAGTACCTTCTCCATCCTCGCAGCCGCGCTGCCCGCCGCGTCGAACGAACGAGTGAGGTCGTCGACTCTGTTTGCCATTCTCCCGATTTCGTCGATTGCGACCGGGAGACCCTCGTCGAGGCGGTCGATTAGCTCTTGAGCCTCGGCTTGGGCTGAGACGAGCGCGGGCTCAAACCGCTCACGAATCGTCCCCGAGGTTTTCTCAACCTCCCTGGCGAGCTTCCCAAGCGTTGTTGCAATGCCATCGCTGACAGCGAATCGCTTTGAGAAGTCGTCGGAGTTGAAGTTCTTGACGGCTCCCATCTGCGCCGCAGCCATGGCGCGAAGGCGCTTCTGGCTGGTCGTGTACATATCCGCGAACGACTTCTCGACGGACCTGTTCGTGTTCCGAAGGGAGTTCTCGATCGATCTCAGGGCGTTCTCAAACGGAGCCGCGAAACCGCTCTGCACCTTGGACGCAATGTCCGTGGTGTTGACGGTGACGAGCGCTGAGATTTTCCCGAGATATCCTGCACTCATCACACGCTCGCGTTGATGTCTTCGCCGGGCTTCTTCGTGAGCTTCATCAGTTCGGCGATGATCTGGTCCTGCGTCTGCTCGACCCGTCTCGTCGCCGGGATGAACGCCGACTCCTCCGGCACCTTGTTGCCGTAGTTGCCAGACGAGGCCATGATGATCCGGCAGATTCTTGCGGTCTGCTGCCAGCCATCATCGAGCGGCCACCGCTGGTCGTATGCGTACCACTCGGATAGCTCTTGCGAGTCCATTCGCGAGAGCATCTCCGAGACCGTCATCCCGCCGAGGGCTAGCGCGAGGCGGTGATAGAACCGTCGCTCTGGCCGCTCGGCGAATCTTTTCCCAGCGCGTCGACCGCCTTCGCCGACAGGTAGTTGATGTCCCAGGCCCGGTCGAATACGCGAGCCAGGACGTCGCCGGACTTCTCGCCAAGCTGCGCTACCTGATCAGGGGTGAACAGCAACGCGCCGCGCTCGTCACAGAGGGAAAGAACAAGGAACCTGCACCGGACGGCGCGGTCCTTCTCCTTGTTGATCCACTCCTCAAACTGGTCGCGGTCGGTGCCGCGAAGAACTCGGACGTACACCGTGCCGCCCCACTCAGGAACCTCGACGGGCTCCACCTTGGTGTCGTTTGCGGAAATGATCTGACTGGCAGAGAGACCGGCCATGAGAAAACCTCGTTCAAGGACCGTAGTAATCTGTCATCACGAAGTTCAGGGAACCTCGCACGACATCGCCAGACCTGACTTCCGTGCTGGCTGATTCAAGGATGACGTTCCGGGTGACGCTGTACCCCGGCGAGCCGAAGACAAGCGGCCCCCGAACGCCAATCACCGCCTGGGGGTCGAGGCCACCGTAGGCGTGGATGTAGTCGACAGTCACGCTGCCAGGGCTTATAGCCCCCGTGGGCACCATGACCGTCGTATTCGCGGCATCGTTGATCCCGGTCATGTCGACGATTTCCGCCTTCGGCGTGTTGATCGACAGGCCGGTAATGATCGCCACCGCCCCGTTGAATGTGAACGTGGCGCCTTGCGCTGTAACGCCGGCCATGCTTCACACTCCCGTCGTCAGGCGACCTTGAACGTGACACTGCCCGAGATGAGCGCGCCGACGGAGCCGCCGGTACTCGCCGAGGTGATCGTCGAGTTGCCCGAGAACACCATCGGCCCCGTGATCGAAAGCACGCCAGACGTGCCGGCCGTGAGGACGGTCGTCGAGATGACGTCGACAGACACCTCACGGTTAGTTGCGAACCCACCGACGAACTCCTTGCGGCCGTTCGGGGCGATTCCGAGGTGACTGCCATCGATCAAGTCCTGTTGGTCGCTGACCTGGACGCTCGTCACCGTCAGGACGGTGCCGCCGAAAGAACACGTCAGACCCTGTGCGGAAATGCCTGCCATCGAAGAAGCCTCCTTGCGGTTATCCGACCGATTCCTGCCACCGGACTTGGTATGCCTGCCTGA